TTGCATTGTAACATTTCCAACGTTGTATACTGACCCACCCATTGCTGGATTATAGGCGGCAGTCTGAATAAGATCTCCGCCCTCATCGTATCTAGGTATGTTATAGTTTAGCATAAGTCCGCCATTTTTCATACCATTAATACGGTCAAAGAATGGAACTCCTAATTTACTAACTGTATCAGCATTAACTATATATTCTCCGTTTGATACTCTTACCATTCCGCCGTTTGAATACATGCCTATAATTGAATCTGAGGTGCCAGTTCCTGGACCACGTAGTAGTCCACCTGATGCTTTTTTCTCTATAGCAACAACATTAAATCCAGAAAGGTCTGTATATTTGCCAGACTTGTCTTGCTTTGAACTTCCTAAACCTTTAATCTTATATTGATATTTTCCATACTCAAAGATATCTCCAGCCTTCAAAGCATAGCCTTCATTTAACAAACTAAGCAATGCTTTTTCTTTTGCAGAATCTTCTAAAACTCCACCTTCCTTTGTGGCCATTTCAGTAGGATTAAGTCCAATTGGTTTATATGGATTACCTGTGGTTCCTAGATTCCCTGTCTTTGTATCTAATGGTTTCCCGCCAATTATAATATCTCCTGTTGCAGTAACCGTTACATCACCTTGCGCCAATACAGCATTTATTCCTGCACCGTATTGATCCATAAGAGCCATGGCTACCGAACCTATATTTTCATCAGTAAGTCTGCCATTAACAACATCTGGCAAGCCTAAACTTGGAGTAGATATTCCTGCAGCTCTTACTGCCTCAACCAATTTTGCAGCAAGTCCTTTAAATTCATCTGTAGTCTTAAATTTTTCAATATTATCTTTATTCGTCATCAATGCAACCTTAAGGTTAGTCATTGCTGTATTTACATTATCAATTTTTTGTCTTTGATTTTCTAATTTTTTATTTACAGAGTCTAAACTATCAGCAGCCAAAGCAGCCTTATTTGCAAGAGCATCTTGTGCATTTTGAATTTTTTCTCTTTCACGTTCAAAAGGCCGTACATCTTTTAGTCTACGTTCTTCTATCTGTTGTTCAGTTAATACAGTTTGCTGTTCATTTTGTAATCTTCTAAGCTCTAATTGTGCTGTAGCTGCTCCGCCAAAATCGCCAGCTGCGACTGCTTTTTCATATTCAATTTTTTGTTGTTGAATACGGAGAGCCATATCCTCTGCTTGAGCCTCTTCACGTAGAGCCTTTTTCTTAGCTTCAGCTTTTTCATTAATCTTCTTTATTTCTTTGTCTAAAGCTTTTAAGCGTTCTTTTGCATCTATTTGCTCACGTACACTTTGACCCTTAGCTGCTTTTTCAAGAGATTCTTGCTGCTTCTTGAGATCATCATAAATCTTATATTGATCTTTAAGCATTCCTTTTCTATTTACAGTTTCTACGGCTTTTGATGTTGCAATTTGTAATTTATAAATAGCGTCTGCCTGTTGAGCATTCATCTTGGACAAATCTCCAGTAAAGCCCATGGCAACCAATCTTAACTTCTGGAATATGCTAACGGCTGTATCTTGAGTATTAACAAATTTTTCTATTTCTGGATTCTGCTTCTTCAGCTGATTTAATACGCCTTGACCTATTGCTTCTTGGCTTTTAACCTTGCTTGCAATAATATCCAACTGTTTCTTTTCTGCTTCATATCTAGCAGCCGTCTCATCAAATTCTTGACCTTTCTTTTTAGCCGCCTTTTCGCTCTTATTAACAAGATCATCTACTCCAGTATTAATAGCTGTCAAAGCAGTATTTAATGCTGCCGCCGCATCCTTTGTGTTTTCAAAATTCTTTGCATAATTAAATGATTGCAATGCGCTAGCTGCTGCAGTTTGAGCATCTACGATTTGTTTAAATGCATCTGTATTAATTACGCTTACTGCCATACCTGCTTTATTGGACAAGTTGAACAATGTATATATTCTCTTAGCCGCCTCTTCTGCAGATAACCCTGCAGCCATCAATTGCTCTTTTAATTGAACTGCAACTCGTGCAGCATCTGGGCGGCTAGTGGCATTAATAACCTTTATTTGCTCAGCCATTGTTTCTTTTAATTCTTTACGAAGTTTCTTATATTCTGCAATTGTCATCTTGAACGGAGTTCCAGCAGACTGCAAACTTTCGTATGTCATCATATTTTGATCAATCATTAACTTCTGTGCTGCGATTGCATCTTTTATTTTAGTATTATAATCAGTAAATTTAAGTCCTGCTTTTTCTGCAGATTGTGCAGTTAATCCAAATGCAGCAGCGCTTAGCCTCTGAGTTTCATTGTAATTTTTCCAAGCCTTATATCCTGCAGCAACAGCAGCAGTTCCTAATCCTATAGCTACATTTAATCTAGTTATTCCTGCTAGTGCTTTACCAGCAATAGAAACAAATTTATTTGGCCCCTCTGCCATATTTGCAATTCCGCCTGCAAATTTTGTTCCAGAGAATACCGATTGTCTTGCTGGAGACAGGCCGCCTATTGCCATACTTGGACCAGATGGAGTCAATCCCATTTGTTCTGCAAGTGTTGGTCCTAATGGAGATTCTCCTGGAAACCCTAATCTCTGTGATGCTGTAATTCCAGATCTTCCAGATCTTCCCATAAACATCATAGGAAGCATTGAGCCCAAGAATCCTCCAGCCATTGATCCAGCAGATCCAAATCTTGAACCTATAGCAGATCCGCCCATATAGCCTAGGGATCCTAGTATCATATCGGTTAGCATCATTCTTCCCATACTTGGAATTCTGCCACCGAATTGATATCCTGGAATCATTCCTCCACGATTTGCTCTAAACATAGAAGTTCTTGATGCCCTTGGGCCCCTTCTATATCCTGGAACCATGCCGCCACGGTTAGCGGCAAATGGAGATGCATAAGATGCTAACTCATTAGAATGCTGAATTATTGCAGATTGTTCTGCTTTCTCTATAGTCTTAGCCCATATCTGTTCATTAATTCCTCTTGATGGAAGACCATTCCTTAATTTTTCTGCTGCTGTTTGAGCAATTCGTCTTGCTAAATTAGATGGAACTCCTCTTGATGATAAGAAGTCTAGAAGATTTGTCATTTGATGCATTTGAAGAGTAGCAAAATCTGCTCTTGTTGCTGTTCCTGCTGCAATTTTGGTATTTAGATCACCAGAAATATGAACAACAGATCCTGGTAATACTTGAGCAACTCTTCCTTCTTGTACATACCTTGATGCATCCCTGCGACTTCTTCCTGTAGGAGTGAAAGAGCCTGATAAAGTAAACCTGCTGAATATGTCTTCAAACTTAGAAGTAGGGTAAGATCCTTGAGAAGTTCTTGATCCAACATTTCTTAAGAAGCCTCTAGAAACTCCATGAGCTCCAATCATTCCAGACAAGGACGATAACTCGTCTTGAGTTAGATATCCTTGCTGCTGTAAATTAGGAAGTAGTGTTCCTCCCCTTCTAGCGCTTCTTGACATAGACTCAAAATTAAGTCCTCCTGGACTGTACGCTTGTCTTCCAGACCTTTCTCCAGCGACACGAAGTCCAGATATAGAACGTCTTCTTGTTTGCAAAGCTCTAAGCAAAGGAATTACTCCGCCTATATTTCTTTGTACTGGAACAATTACTGCCTCACCATTATTGAGAGCTCTCATTCCTTCTGGATCTGATTGGGCCACATCTCTACGAATAACAAATTCTCCAGGAGTTAACATTGCAGGAACTACATCTGCATTTATATTTGGTCCTGGAACTTGATCTCCATTATTATAAAATACTCCTCCGCCCATATTTCTTTGAATAGGTCTTGTTGTTTCAATACTATATGGTCCACCCATTGTTCGTGTTCTTGTTGCACGTCCAACTGCAGACATAACGTCTGCAAATATTCCTTGACGATACATTCCACGAAGATTTGGTTTTCCTTGTACATCTACAACAGGTTGATCAATTAATGGAGCTTTTGTTAAATCAATTGTTCTGCCACGACCCGCCGCATATTGTGTAACCTGAGCGCCCATCATTCTTTCAAGCTCTGCATTTACTGCAATAATTGCTGCTCTTGCTTGCTCTACATTTAATTTACCAGCTCTTAAATCTGCAACAATTGCAGCAGATTGTGCGGCAGCATTTTGAGTAAGTCTTTGTGTTATTGGAAGAATGTCATCAAATGTATCAATAAATTCCTTAGACACCTGACCGCCTAAACCGATTACTTTCTTTAATTGTTCAATTTCTTGTCTGCTTTGAACTCCAAGAGTTGCCATCAATGCGGCATATCTAGCATGCTCACCAGCAACAACACCAGTTGAAATACCGCCGACTTCTGTAAGACCTTCAATTCCTGGAAGTCTGCCTTCCATTAATATTTGTGGACTTTTACCAATTGCTCTATTTACAGGAATTGGCTGCATGGTTAATCCAAATATTGTAGATGGATTGCGTGGATCTCTTGGATTTAAATGGGCTGCAGCTCTTGATTCCCCGCCAAGAAGTGGATGTGCTGGATCTACCATTCTAGGTCCGCCCATTGTTAATATTGGACTGCCGCCTACTGTTGATACTACTCTACCTGCGCTTGTTCCAACTGCAGCAACGTTTGAAGCATTTTGCTGCAATAGAAGAAGGTCTGCATTTAATTTCTCTATTGCAAGACTTAATGTTTTTGCAGCGGCGGCATCGCTATAAAATTCATTTCCTAATTGTTCGCTTGCAGCTCTTGCTGCCATCAATTCTGGTGTTAGTAGTTTAAATCCTTCTGCGCCTTTAAATAGCGCTTTAAAATGGCCAAGGCCTTTAATAATATATCCAAAGAAGTTTGCAAGAACACCAGTGAGCATAATTACTGGTCCGATAATTGCTGTAAATGCTCCTCCAAATGCTAATACTTTCTTTATAGGATCTGGAAGCTTCTGTGCAAAATCAATTATCTTGCTTAGAACATTTATAAGCTTTGTTCCAATATCCAAAAATTCATCGCCAACGCCCGCTAGTTCTGCCTTTAATCCTTCTACTGCTCTACGATATCTTCCTGATGCTGATTCTGTTACTGCCGCCAATTCTCGGCCAGCTACTGCTTCAAGCTCACCTGCGCTTGCTTTCATCAAATCTAATACTTGTAAAGTCTGGCTTCCTTGACGACCTAGATTTTCAAACAAAGCGTTAAGTCTTGAGAACTGGAACTTTCCAAATAGTTGTTCAATAGCCTGTTGCTTTGATAATGGATCAAGTCTATCTAGGGCTGACTGTAGGGCCATTAATGTCCCTGTGACATCTCCTGCGTTATTCTTTACAATGCCAAGCAAGTCAATTCCAAAGCCCTTAAACTTTGCAACTGCAACATCTGTTGGGTTAATTAAAGATGCTAATGCTGATTTTAAAGCATTTGCTCCTTCACTTGCATTTACTCCACCTTCACGCATAGCTGTTAAGTACAAGGCAAGGTCTTGTACGCTACCGCCAAGTCCTTTGATAACTGGGCCAGCTTTTGGAATAGCTTCTACAAGATCATTTAGAGTTGTCGATGTTTGGTTTTCAACTGCGTTTAGGAAGTTGATTGTTTCTGCCAATTCTTGCGTATTAGATTTAAATGCTGATTGTATAGCTAGAGTTGCCTTCATGGCCTCTTGTCTATCTACTTCACCAAGCACTGCTAAACGAGTTGTTTCAGAAACAGAAGACAGCAATTCATTTCCAGTTTTTCCAGTAGCTGCAATATCTGCTGCAAGTCCTATTGTTTCCGTAAAACTTACACCCATAGATGCAGCAAGTTCTTTTGCAGTAGCAGAAACTTCTTCTCTAATCTTTCCTAATTCTTGAGCAGATGTTCCAGCAACATCGCCATAAACCTTAGTTAAACGAGTTAATTCTTGATCTGCCTGTTTAAATGCATCTGCTGCTGCTTTACCAAATGCAGCTAGTGGTAATGTTAAGCCTACTGTTAATTGACGACCTGCCCACTGAGTATTCTTACCCCAGTTAATAAGTTGAACTCCGCCATCTTGAATTACTTTATTCATTATCTGAAGTTCTTGCTTCAGTAATGCCGCCTTATTCTTTGTTAAGTCTAAGCCTCTTGGAATATGAACATTATATTGCATCAACCCCTGAGCATTTCTGCCTAGGGGTTGAAGTACAGCATTTTGTAGTTGGACCTGTTGCTTTGCTAGGTCTCTTATTAATCCGCTATTTGTTCTTGAGTGTTCTTGATATGCTCTAAAGTAATCTCTTAACTTTAATCTGCCGCTGTCAAGGTTACGACCAAACTTTTCTACATCTGATGTGAGGCTGACGAAATGTGTAGAAAACTGTCCAGTCTTACGCATTGTTTCAGAGAACATTGCGTTGGTAGCATCGATTTGACCAGCAAGCGCTCTATTGGCGCCAGCAAACTCTTGCTGTAATCTAGATAGGCTGTTAGTAACTCGTTGCACATCGGCAATGAGATTTGAAAAGTCGGAATTAGCAACTATACTAGTTACTATTTTTTCGTCAGCCATCTATATTACTTTTACTCCTTAGAGTATCCAAGACCTACTCCGATTCCGAATCCTTGCTCGTGGGCTATTTGACCTTGTAGTGAAACTACATCATCGTTGCTAGCGTTTATACCCATAGCTCTTAAACGGATATCTTCAAAGGTTGGACCTTTGTTATCTTGCTCATCTCTAATGTCGACTCCTTGTAAAGATGCCAAGAATATTCTGTTGTCTTTCTCTCTTTTTTGCATCGATTCTATCGTTTGCAAAACTTCTGGTAGTGAGAGATTTTCTTCTAGTTCTTGGTAATTTTTCCAAGCACCTACAAGAAAAACTTGCCTTACTAAAGCGGCAAGGTCTAGTTCTGACCAGCCAGAACTGCCGCCGCTATTAGGTTTGGGTCGTCTAGTTTAATTCCTCCACAGACTTCTAGAATTCTGTTAATTGTTGGAACATCTAGAGCTTCCTCTAAAGCGTCACGATCTTTTACTAAGTCTGGAAGTTGTGTTTCCAAAGCAATAGCACAAGCGTCGATCAAAACGCTTAGTGATTCATTTTCTGTTGTTACTTCTTGAGCTTTATTCATGGCACCCATGAATTTTCTCAGCTGTTTAATTGATAGTGGCTTCAACTGTACTGTTGCGCCATTTTGTAATTTAACTTCTTCTACGTCGTATACTGTAGTAGCCAATTTATCCTCCTTGGATAGTTATAAACATTATAACAAATGGATATTATTAATACAAGCACAAAACCCCCATAAAAATGGGGGTTTTGCAAATAGCTTAAATTAATTAAGCCAAGACACGATCAATAATCTTGCCGTATTCTGCGCCTGCGTAGCGGGCGTCTGGGAGAAGACGGAATGTTACTGGGAATGTGGTTGGTGTGTTACGTGCAAGTGTGAACTGTGTCTGTTGAACAGAGAGAACACGACGAGCATAATATACACGCTCAGTTGTTGCTGAAGCTTCAGCGCCTAGGCTATCCAAAGCGAATGTTGGAGCTTGTCCAACTGCGAATAGTTGACGCTCTGTTGGAGCAGCACCGAGAGCACCTGCTTCAAATCCTAGTGTAAGGTCTTTGTCGCCTGCGCCTGTTGCGCCCTTTGTTGGATAAAGATCTGTTGAAGCAGCTCCATCCTTCTTGAGTGTCGAAACTCCCTGTCCGAAAACAGTGAGGGTGTTCTGTAGCGTTCCTTCTGTCATTTCAGTCATAATCATGACCTGCATAGCAGACTTGAAAAGCTTAGCAGCATCAAGAAGCTGATCTACAGTAACATCTTCGTATGTTGGGTTATAAGTGATCTGAAGACCATTGTTTGTAAAACCAACGTTACGAACTTTTGTAGTAGCAGCATCCAAAGTTGTTGCAGCAGATGTACGAGCAGCGAGAGTAATACCTCCAGACGGAACGTCTAGAAGATTCTCAACGTATGCGTTATCTGTTGAATCCTTAACGGAAATATAAACTGGTGCAGCACCGACGATAATATTCTTAGCATTATTAAATGCCATCTTTTTCTACCTCCTAATTTTAAAAAATTAAATTGTTAGGCTGGCTAGGCCCTTTCCTCTTTCCTCTATGTCCAATTTTAGGCCATTAGGGGTCAAAAGGCAAACCTATTATAAATATCTACCAGAGGAGTCTGTGTTACGTGAGTATTTGATCTCAAGAATGATATCTGCCGAAAAGAAGCCTTGAAGCTCCTCAGAAGGAGCAGTTGGCGACATATCGGCTACATAAATTGTGTGTATCTTAAACTTGTCGCTATTAAATCCAGGATGCCTATTCATATCCTTAGCCGCATCGTCCATCCTACGGAATTCATCTATCATAAAATTTCTAATCTCATTTATCTCTGAAACATCGGTTGAATATACGGTAAATAGAATTTGCTCATTACAGATAAGCCATAGCGTATCGTATGATACTCCTATCTTGTCATAGATTATATGTTTCTTTCCGCTCAAAAATTGATTCATTTCTGGGTATTGTTGAACTGGCAATATTGGGACTACATTCTCTCCAACATTATCGCTCCAATATATGCTCTCATCAAATATGCCTGCCGCCTTTAATTTAGCCCAAAGATATTTACGTAGTTCAAGCATTGCGTCTAATTTATAATTAACTGTCATAATGATGCTCCAAATGCAGAAGTCAATGCGGCATCTGCCTGAATTGATATTGTATTAGGATTAAATGAATATTTAACCGTTTTAATTTCTGACGGCAAATTCAAAGCCTTAGTCATAGATCTATTAAATAATTGTTGGAATCCAGATCGCTTAATTGCTAGATTAACTAAATTAGATCTAAAGAATCTAGAATATGTCATCATGAATGAATTTTTAACACCAGTTCCACCAGGTCTCCTGACCGTTACAGAGGCTCCAATTGGCATGAACACCTTGTAACCATTGGTTTCAAATACAAGGCGCTTAGAATGGCGTGGAGCAATTTTAAGAGGCATTCCAGCTTCCATCACAGAAGCTTTATTTACAAATACATGTCTACGATTGCCTTCTGATTTTGCAAATGTTTTTGAAGGCAGGAACTCATATGTCATTGAGAAACCCAAGCCTTCTGTATTTAATTTATTTAATTTAAATAGTCTGGCTGACTTATCTCCAGTTTGATTCCATTCATACACATGATGCAATGATTTAGGTTTAACTCTTGCCTGAGAATCTACATATTCGCCAAATTCTTTTTCTATTTGATTAAATATAACTTCTTTAAACTTATTCTTAAATGCAGCATTTGAGGTTAATTTGCTGATTACCTGTACGTTGTAATATACATAAGCAGATATTTGCGCTACTAGACTTTCCTTCATAACCCCGCCTTTTGACGCCGTCATAAGATTTCTTAGGCCGCTGGATGCTTGGAGCAATGGTACATTATATTCCAATGTTCTGATTCTCCGATCTCTTTACAACTGAGTTGTAGGCTATGATGTTTCCAAATCCATCTGTCAATGGGGTGCTACCTATTATTTCAAAAACTGTAGGTGTATCTGTTGGATAATTTAATTCTACCCAAATAGGATTTCCTTTAGAATCTCTTATGTTTGTAATTTTTTCTCTAAATGTTAAACGCTGAGAAGTTCTTATCTGAAGTATTTCTTCGTTTGTATATTTTGTTCCAAATGACTGTATGCTATTTGTGCGGGTTGAAGAAGAATTGCTAATTACTCCCTTAGCAGAGCAGTCTATCGTTTTATAATAAATCCATTCTTTTACTATAGCTCCAGTGTCTGGGTCTTGCAAATCTGTTTGTCTATAGACATCCATCTTCATAGACAAAACGGAGTCTACGAGATCTATCATATAACAACCATAGTGGTAAGAACATATGGATACAGCAATTGATCTGCATATGCATTACCAGTTCCTTTGTATGCGTCTGACGAGTATTCGAAATCCCAATCGAAGGTAGATATGTTCTTAACATATTTATTTGTCCAGACTTTATCTTTAGCAAAGTAATCTCCAATTAATTGAATACATGCTTGCTCAACGTTATCTGGAACTTCCGCCCACCCAAACTTCCCAGCAACCTTATATCTAGCATCTTTTCTAAATGCACCGTTTCCACCATAATCATTTATTGTTGGTGGCACCATTCCGTTTGCGGTATAAACAGTGTTGTCTAAAGAATCAGTTCTATCAACTCTTAAACCAAATCCTGTTTCTGAAATAATTGGTTCAAATATCCAATTATTTACATCATTGATATTATCTACTAATAGCAAATCGTTTCCATACAACTCATGCAGTGTATCTAGTTTAAATGGAAGCGGAAGAATATCAGAACCAGATCCATATGCTATTTGAACGTCATCATACAGGTAAAAGTTTTGACCAGTATGATTTTCAATTATTTTTCTGGCATACTTTTCAGCCATTACTAATTCATGATATGACTTATAATTTGGATCTGACGGATCTGTAGATATTCCTAAATCCTCCACTGCTTCTGATAATGAGGCGTATGGAGTTACCACATCTACAAATGTGTCATGGCTAGCGACGGTAGAGCTAACTGTATATTTCCATTTTAATTTAAGATTTTTGTTTCTATCAGTTAATGAATAAGGTATATTTAATTCATATGATCCAGGGTCTATTTCTGACTTTGTGGCAACATTATTAGATGATACTGGAGTAGATGGACTTATGGATGGAGTTACTGCTGGATCTTGTGTGATATCATAAATATCTACAAGAACAGTAGAATCAGCATCTACTATTTGTCCGCCCCAAAATATTTTTGTTTTAGCTGGTGCGTAACTATTTCTGTATACTTCTGCCATTTAATTGGCTTAGCTGTAAAACTCCTGCACTTCTGCTGGAGTCGCCATAACAAAGCCTTCCTCCTTATCAAAAATTGCTTGGGCTGTATCTTTGTCCATAGCAACAAATGGATGTTCTTTTGTAAAACGATGTCCTCTAGTTTCATAACTGAAATTTGGACGAACCATTTTAACAAGAACCATATCTTCTTTATTAACCGCCTTTGGTGCCACCTTTGGCAAAGTCTCATTCATTTCTTTTTCTTCTTCCTCTATTCCTTTGGCTTTCTTATAGATAGCCCAGGTTACGCCTTCTTCTGACAAAGCAGCAATAATATCTTTTTTGCCGCCTAATCCTTGAATATCAACTGCAAAATCTTCTGCAATCTGCTTAAGTTCTGCAACTTTTAATGTATCAAATGACATTAATTTCTCCTTTTGTAGGTCATTTAATTATAGCATTATTAGATTAAAAGGAAAAGCCCCCAAATTAATGGGGGCCTTTCAGCAGATCTAAATCCTAAATTAGGAAGCGACCTTAACGTTTTTAACAACAACCCATGCGTCTGCTTGCTCAATCTGAACGCCAACACGAGTATACATTGTATATTCGATAGCATCCTTCTTTGGCCAGAAGAAACGATATACGGTTACATCACGCTTGATTCCAATAACTACGTTATTTGGGAATGTCAAGTGTACGTCACCATGGTTTCCTGTTTCGCCTGAGTAGTCGCCATCCTGTGCTTCTGGAAGAAGTGGAACTTCAACAATCGGAATACCGAATGCGAATGGAGCCACATATCCAGCTGGGCCACCTAGAGGTTGTACGCCTTCTCCACGGATAATGCTTGAAGCGATATCTTGTGGGATGGTTTGATTGGTTCCAATGCTATTTGCATATAGGAAGTCCTGAATCAAATTGGAACCTGCGAGGAAGCGAAGGTCTGAACGACGTTGCTTATACTTACGTGGTAGCTCTTTGAGAGCTGAGTTGAATAGTGCACGGCTGATTCCAGCACCTGCAGCATCAACTACGTGACCGTATTGCTTTGCCTTCTTGACTACACCATCAAATGCCTTATAAAGGTTATCTGATGTGAGTGAGGTATTTCCATTGAGAAGTACATCTTCAATGTCGTTACCTGCCTGTGTTGCCATCATACGTGCAATATGATCTTCTAGATCTGGACCTTCAATATTGTCCTCAAGGGACTCTGTTGAAAGCTCCCAGTCCAAACGAAGCTTCTTTGTTGTAAGAGAGATCTTGGAGAAGGTTACAGCGGAGTTTCCTCCAGTCTGATCTGCTTCTGTAGCGAGAACCATAAGTTTCTCACCAACACCAATACGATCAATCTCAGTGGTGTCTGCTCGCATGCGAACAGTACGAGCCACTTTACCGATTACTGTTGCGTCGAACATGTAATCAAGGAAACGAGCGGACTGCTCAGGGTTGAGTAGACCACCTTCTCCTTCTGCTGCAACGTGGATACCAGTTGTAGCTGTTGCGGAACCAGTCATGCCAGCTGTTACGGTTGTATTAGCTGCGACTGCTTTTTCTAACATTTCATTGCTCATTATATTTTTCACCTACCTTTTATTTTAAAAGTTCATTCACGGAACCGAGGAAAGAACCGTTCCATTTTGATTTCTTTATTGTTACTTCCTGAGACCCGCCAAGGTCTGAGGACTTCTTAATTGCAGTCTCATTTTCTACTGCATCGACACGCTTTTCTACACCGTTAATGGTGTTGCGTATTTCTGTTACAGCATTACTTAATGCTGCATGTTTTTCTGCCAATTCTGAAATTCGGCCTTCAACGCTCTTGCTAAATGTCTCAACAGTCTCTTTGATTGTTGAAACCTGAACAGCGTTTGCTTCAGAAGCTTTTGTTAAAGTTTCTGCGAAAAAGCCTTTTAGGTCACCTAGCATCTTTGCAAAATCAGGTTCATCAACCTCAACTTCTGATACGTCGGCTGCCTTTTCCAGAGT